TCTAGAAGCAAGAATTAACTATGAGATCACAGGAGCATACACTAATGCTTTGATTGGTACTCATCAGTATAATGAATTCTGGAAAGAAGAGCAGAGAAAGTGTATGGAAGGGGTTACTATTGGTAACTTAACTATACCAGGGACTTATTACTTCTATCTAAACTATACAAGAATGGATTTGAAGGATGAGAAAACAGGTAGAAAAACCCAAGGTTTCCCTAGGTTTACTGATGTTGACTTAGAGTTCTTTACTTTAATTGAGAAAGCTAGAAAAGAAAAGAAAGGGTTTATAATGGTTAAGCCAAGAAGAACTGGTTTCTCTTACAAAAATGCTGCTTTAGTTACACATGAATATAATTTCTATAGAGATGCTAAATGTATCATATCAGCTTATGAGAATAAGTATTCTGATAATACAATGGCAATGACTCTAAATAATTTGAACTTTCTAGATCAAGCTACTGTATGGTATAAGCCTAGAAACCCTAATACTCAGGACTTTGTAAAGGCTAGACATCTTAAAAAGATGGAAGATGGTAGGGATATTTGGGTTGGTTACCAATCACAGATAAAGAAGATTACATTTAAGGATAACTCATTTGCATCTGCTGGTCTATCAAGCTCTATATTCCTATTTGAGGAAGCTGGTATCTTTAGTAATATTATTGAATCTTACAATATATCTGAACCTTGTTGGAAAGATGGTGAAGATATGATTGGTATGCCTATTATTTATGGTACTGGTGGTGATATGGGTGGTGGTACAGCAGCATTTTCTGAAATGTACTATGATCCAGAGAGATTTAACCTACTAGCATTTACTAATGATTGGGAATCAGATAAGGGTAATCAACAATGTGGTTGGTTTTTACCTGCTACAAGACAGAGGTTTGGTGTGTATACTGATAAGGAAACTAAAGAAACTGCTAAGCTAGTAGATGATGAAGGTAACTCTAATGAGATTGCTGCAATGAAGTCTATTCTAGCATTTAGAGAGACTAAAAAAGGTAATCCATCAGCATTTAGAGATGCTGTTACACAGTATCCAATAACACCATCAGAAGCATTCTTGGTAACATCAGGAAATATGTTTCCTACTATGTTACTTAATGAGAGATTAGCTGAATTAAAAAGTAATCCTCAGAAATATGCAGAATCTAGCTGGATTGGTAATCTAGCTGTTAATGAAGAAGGTGAATTAAGATTTACTTCACAAGATAACGTAATACCTTTAAGAGATTATCCATTAAAGAAAAGACCAGATGATGATATCACAGGTTGTATAGAGATATTTGAACAGCCTCAAAAAGATAATGATGGTAAAGTATTTCCTAGAAGGTATATAGTATCTATTGACCCTTATGATGATGATTATTCTACCACAGATTCAGCAGGTTGTGCTTTTGTGTATGATAGGTTTAGTAGGAGAATAGTAGCTGAGTACACAGGAAGACCTCAATTAGCTAAAGATTTCTATGAAAATTGTAGGAAGCTAATTGTGTATTATAATGCTATGGGATTCCCGGAAATTAATAAGTTAGGATTTGTTACATACATGGAGCACAAGAAGGCTTTGCATATGTTATCAGAAACTCCATTACAACTTAGGGATAAGATTGAGTGGAAACCTAACTTGAATACATCTTATGGTTTTAAGGCAACTGAAAGGACAAATACTTGGGGTAGAGAATTGATTAGAGAGTGGTTATTGGAACCAATTGAACCTAACTCTGAGATATTAAATGTAATGAGAATACGCTCTACAGGCTTAATTCAAGAGTTGATTAAATGGAATAAAGATGGTAACTTTGATAGAGTATCATCCTTGATTGCTGCATTGATTTTAGATGTAACTTTAAACAGGGAAATTATTAAAAGAGAAGAGGTTAAAACTAAATCCTTTTTAGAGTCTCCTTTTTTTAAAGAAAAGGGGTTTTTAAAGGATAGCTATGATACTTTTGAGGAAGTAAATAGCTATAAAGATAATGCCTTGTATTTTAATAATATGTTCCGTAGATAACTAACTTTGTAAAAATGAATAATTTAGTAATACAAGTACCAAGGCAAACACTATCAGATGATAAAAAGAATCTGGAGTGGGCTAAAAAATGTATTGATGCTGGTGAAAATGTTTTAATGTTTGATTCATCTGTAGTTAGACAAACCTTTTATAATAAGAAGGTTAACTATAGATTGAGAAATAACATGCTAACAGATAAAGATTTAGAGTCTATATGTGAACCATATGGAATTGAGTTCTCATCTTTCCCTAAGAATATACAGCATATAGGTCTAGGTAACTCAAAGATAAATACTTTGGTAGGTGAAGAAGCTAAGAGGTTAACAAGATATCCTTTCAAGGCATATATTTCATCATCTGACCAAATGGGAATTTCTTCCAAAGAGGAAGATATTAAAGAAATGTGGTACCAAAAATTGGTATCAATGGCAGAACAAAAGCTACAAGCTTTTTTTCAAGGACAAGAGGTTGATCCTCAAGTAATGGAAGAAGAGATGCAAAAAGAGTTGGCTAAGTATGATAAATATTTAAAGTACAGTTACCAGGATTTGAAAGAAATAACTGCTAACAAAATACTTAAGTATGAGTATAAAAAATTAAAAGTTCCAGATGTTTTCCTAAGATGTTGGGAAGACTTCTTGATTTCAGGTGAGGAAGTTGTATGTATTGAAGAGCTTGGAAATGATATTGTATTTAGAAAAGTAAATCCTTTATATTTATTTACTATTCAATCACCTGAAACTTATAAACTTGAAGATGCAGACTGGATTGTAGAATATACAATGATGTCAGTAGGTCAAGTTGTGGATGCATTCCACTTAGAATTAACTAAAGATCAGATCTCAAATCTTGAGCAAAGTAAGGAGTATAATTCAATGAGAACTGGTGGTATTCAAATGGCTTATAACAGAGATATTACTGTTGAAGAAAGATTTGGATATACAGCAGGTGAGTTGTTTGTACCTAACCAAATTGCTACACATTACTTTGGTGGTGCTTATGACCAAAGGGGTAATGTTAGGGTAATGAGGGTTTGCTGGAGATCTAGAAGAAAGATTGGTAAAGTAAGTTATTATGATGAGTATGGTAGTCCACAAGAAAAGGTTGTAGATGAATACTACAAGATTGATAAAGATGCAGGTGAGACTGTAGAGTGGTTATGGATTAATGAGTGGTGGGAAGGTACTAAAGTAGCTAATGATATTTATGTTAAGATTAGACCTATTCCATACCAATCAAGAAGTATGTCTAATCTATCAGAAAGTAAACCACCTTATGTAGGTATTTACTGTAATACTAATAATTCAAGAGTAATGTCATTTATGGATGTTATGAAACCTATGGATTATTTGTATGATATTTTCTTTCATAGATTAAACCTAGCTATTTCTAAATATAAAGGTCCAATGCTAGCAATTAATACTAGTATGATTCCTTCAGAATGGGATCCTTTGAAATGGTTACAGTATGCTGAAGCTACCAATGTAATGTTTATGGATCCTACTAATGAGGTACTTAAAGGACCATTACAGGGTAAATCAGCAGGTACATATAATCAGTTAGCTGCAACAGGTATTAATCTTGAGATGGGTAATTACATTAATCAGCATGTACAGTTGCTATCATTTGTAAAACAGCAGCTTGATTTAATTTCAGGTGTTAATGAATACAGACAAGGTGACGTTAAAGGTGATGCCAATGTAGGCACATCTAATATGGGATGGTCAGCATCTAACTCTATGACTGAAAAGTATTTCTCTCTACATAATTCATTTAAGAGAGATTGTATGGAAAGATTATTGGAGGTTGCTAAGTATGTATGGAAAAATAATCCGCATAAAGTACAAGCTGTTCTTGATGATATGGGCTCAGAAGTAGTAAGCTATTATGATGAGTTTGCAGAATCACAGTATGATATTCATATTGATGATGGTCCTAATACTCAAGAACTTATGCAGGCTCTTAACCAACTTGCACACGCAGGTATGCAGACTGGTCAGATTAAGTTTAGAGATATTATTGAGATCTATAAGAAAGATAGTATATCTAGTCTTGCTAGATACTTGGAAGAAGCTCAAGATAAGATTACCCAAGAGCAACAACAAATGCAGCAAATGCAGCAAGAATCTCAAGAAAGAATGGCAGCTGAAGCACTTAAAATGAAAGCACAAGAATTAGAGCTTGAAATGGAAAAACTAAATAGAGAAGACGTTAATAGACAATTGGATAGAGAAAATAAGATTCAATTGGAAACTATTAGAGGTATGAGCTATTTACAAGATCAAGATCTTAATGATAATATGATTCCTGATATGATGGAACAAAGTAAAATTGCTTTACAACAACAAAAGCAAACATATGAACAAATTCAAAAAGAAAGAGACTCACAATTAAAAGTAGAAATGGATCAACGTAAAACCCAAATAGAAAGAGAAAAACTTAACTTAAAAGAAAAAGAACTACGAGACAAAAGAGAAATTGAAAAGATGAAAGCAGAGACTGCTTTAAAGATAGCTAAGGAAAACAAAAACAAATATGATAAAAAATAAGCTATATAGAAAAACAAGCTTATTTGGTAGATAAACAATTATTAACAATAATTTTGTAAGAATAACATGAAAACGAACAAATTTTACAGCCCAGATTTTGAAGCTCCTGAAGGAGGGACAGGTGAAGTAATCAATAATTCATCTGATAAAAACCTGGTAAAAGATGTAGCTGAATCTAATGAATTTGACTTTGATACAGAGTTGTCAGATCTAATTAATGATTCAGATGATGAGACACCAGAAAGTAAAGCAAAAGATTTTGCACCACCTTCTGATAGAAAGACAAGTACTGACGATGAAGATGAACCTCTTTATAAAGTGCTAGCTGAACAGCTTAAAGCTGAAGGATTATTTGATGATGAAGATTTCCAAGAAGATGATGATTTTAAATTTGATGGTACTCCAGATAGTTTTAAATCTTTAATGGAAAGACGTGACTTCAAAAGAGGTGTAAAGATCTTTGAAGATATTGTATCTGAAATGCCTACTAAAATGCGTAAACAGTTTGAACTGTTTATGGATGGTCTAGATGAAGATTCTTCACTAGATATTGGTAGTAGAGTAGTTGATTATTCATCAATTACTAGAGATCAATTAGAATCTAATCCTCAAAAAGCAGAACAGCTTTACAGAGAACTTCTTAGAACTAAAGGATTTTCTAATGAGAAGATTACTAAATATGTAGAAAGAGCTAGAGATTTAGATGAATTAGCTGATGAAGGTTTTGAAGCAGCACAAGCATTAAATCAAGAAGCTCAAAAACACATTGAATACAAAAAACAAGAAGAACAACATATTGCACTTCAAAGACAACAGCAAGCTCAACAAAGACTTCAAGCTTTGAAAGCAGCAATTTCACAAACTCCAGAGATTTTCAAAGGAGTTCCTATTACAGATAAAATGAAAGATCAACTGTACAAGTCAATGACAGAAACAGTTGCTTACGATGAGAACAAACAACCATTAAACAAAGTGGCTGCTATTTCCAGAAAGAATCCAGAAGCATTTAGACTGCAACTGCATTACTTGACAGAACTAGGTTTATTCAACATGGATGAGAGGGGTAATATTAAACCTGATTTAACCAAACTAATGCGTTTAGCAGAAACAAAAGTTGTTAGAAGTATTGATGATAGACTTAAAAAAGCAGCATTTAAATCAGGCTCTAACTTAAGTAATAATCTTAACGATAAAGAGGTTGATGTACTAACATCACTAGAAAATTTCCTAAATAATAAATAAAAATGCAATTATTCCAACTACAGAAATACGCAGCTAAAGATTACAATGGTCTTGTAACTGCCAACAATTTGGGTGCACTCTATATGAAACGCCCACAGCTTGTAACTAACACCATTCATCAAATCTTTAGAACCAATCTGAAGAATGCGATGTTTGATTTCCTCAACCAGTTCCCAACTATTGAAGTAGAAGAAAACAACTTCTATGAGTGGATGCTCCAAGGTCAACATGACAAAAACATTCCTCTTCTTGAGGCGTATGATGCAACAGGAACCTCAGCTGCTAGTGCAGGTGAACTTGGTGCAGGTGTTGCTGCCTTTTATATGGTATTTGGCGAAGAATACTTTGAGCCAGATAACATCCTTAAAGGTAACAAAGCAGAATACCTTTTGAGAGTTCTTTCTGTTAAACCAAAAGGCACTAACTTTGAGTATGAAGTAGAACTTCTTACATCAGATCCAATGCTTTCAGTACCTGCAGAAGAACTTGAAGCTGGTCAGCGTTGGGCTAAGTTTTTCAACGTAGCTCCATCAACATTATCTAACAGAGGTCAGAAGCCAAACTTTACTTCACCTTTCAGAATGAGAAACCGCATTACTATGCAGCGTTTTGAATATGAAGTTCCTGGTAACATGATTAATGAAGGTAAAAACTATCCTTTGGAGTTTTCATTCCCAGGTGTAGATGGTAAGCAAGAGCGTGTTTGGATTAACTATCTAGATATGATTGCAATGTACCAAGCAGAAGTTGCTAACGTAGTTATGCACTTTTATGGTCTACATAACTTTACAGATCGTGACTTGTTCTTGAACAAAGATGCATCAGGTAAATATCCTGTTGAATCAGGTGCTGGTCTTTTTGAGCAAATTGCACCATCTAACATTCACTACTACTCAACACTAGATCTTGACTTCTTGACTGAAGTATTCTTGGATCTTTCTATTGGTAGAATTGAAATGGGTAATCGTGTTGTTACTTTGTGTACTGGTGAATATGGTATCCGTGATTTCCACAGAGCTGTACTTGCTAAAGGTGGTACTGAACTAATGATTGCTAACACTTCAGGTCAAGGTCCAGGACGTTCTAATGACACAACTATCTACAAAGAAAATGGTGGAAAACTTAATGGTATTCCTAAGCCACTTTCAGCTGGTTTCCAATTTACTAAATACTACTCAATCAACGGTATTACATTTGAATTGATGTACTGTCCAATGTTTGATGATAAAGTTCTTTTCCCAGAAACTCACCCAGAAGGTGGTACTACAGAATCACGTAGAATGCTAGCACTTGACTTTGGTGGAGAATCAGGAATTAAGAGAGTATCAGTAAAAGGTCAACCTTCAGTATTCCGTTATATCCCAGGTATGCGTGATCCATTTACTCCTGCAGGAAAAGGTTCTCCTTCAGTAGCAGTTTCACGTTCTGATGGATATGAAATTCACAGAATGATGTGGGGTGGTATGATGATTACTGACCCAACTAAAGTTGTAGATTTCCGTTATAACTTAGTATAATAAATAAATATAGAGAGGGAGTGAAATATCTCCCTCTTTATTTTAACTTTGTAAAATAAATAAATAAGAAATTATGGCTAAAAAGGAATTAGAATTAGAACAGGATAAATTCACACACTTTCTAATTGAAAAAGTAGTAAAAGTAGTACCAGTGGTTAGACCTAATAGTTGGTCACACAAGTACCAAATTACTGAAGATGGTAAGGATAAAACCAATGGTGCTTATCAATTTAACACAGCAATTACATATCTATCAGTACCTATTAATAAAAAGACAGGTATCATGTACAGACCATTAGACAATATTGCTAAAGTAAAGACTCCTGAGTTTCCAAATGAGGAAATTACAGAACAAGAATTCTTTGAAAGATTACTTGGTCTTAGTAAAGGTGATCTTGATGTTGGTAAATTTAGAACTGATGAAAAAGGTAATCGCCATCCAGATACTTTCTGGCAAAAACTTGGTACTGTAAAACTTAGAAATGAATCTAATGTTTTAGATCTATCTGTCCCTATGGATATGATTAGATATAAAGTACTTATGCTAAACAAGAATGTTGTAGCACCTTCTCCTTCTGAAAAAAACAAAAAACGTACTTACAGATTTATGCTTGTAGATCAAGAAATTGCTGAAGTACAGGAAAAAGAAGATCTTAACACTAAACTTGAAGCATTCTCTTGGTTTGCTAGAATTAAATCAGACATTGGACAACTTAGAGAGATTATGTGGTTAGCTGATTCAAGAATCAGTAATACTACAAACTATGACTATGTATTTGCATATGTTGGTAAAATAGTAAATGAATCTCCATCAAACTTCCTAAAACTAGTACAAGATCCTCATAAAGATTCTAAGTTACTTTTAATGAGAGCAACTAAGTCAGGATCACTTGTTCTATCTAAAGAAAAAACATATCAATTCCTAGATGGTAAAGATATTGGAGCAACAGGTCAAGCCATTAAGTGGGTTGAAGATCCAGAAAACTTTGCTATTGTAGAAAGACTTAAAGAGCAATCAGGTTATGACAGCTAATCAAATGTGGGAAAATGTACTAGTAACTTATGATGCACTTTATTCACAAAGTGCTCCTGGGTTTGAAGACCCTGAAGCTACTATACTTTTAACTAAAGCACAATGGTATTATATTCTCCAAAGGTTAAACCCTAAGAGCAATAGAAACATGGAAGGATTTGAGGAGACTGAAATAAGAATCCAAGGACTTTCTGCATTAGTTAAAGACTCACAAGATGCTAATCCACCTATTATTGAATTACCCGACAACCAACAAACTGGTACATTGCCTGGAGAAAGACTCTGGGCATTGCCAGTTGATTTCATGATTGCAATTTATGAAGGTTGTACTACAAATATTCCACAATGTGGGACTACAAATACTTTCAATAGAATTATGACTATTCCTATCTCACATGATGAGTATAATCTTAATTATTATAATCCTTATAAAAGACCATACACTGATGGTACAGAAGGTATTATATGGAGATTAGAACATGGTAGAAAACCTGTTAATGGTACTGAGAGAAAGATCCATGGTCTTATTACAGATACTGATGGTAAAAATAACAATGATTTTATAGTTACTGAATACTATTTAAGATATATTAAAACACCATCTGACATAGTAGTAAATCTTAATGCACCAGGGTCACAAGTTAATTGTGAATTAGATTCTCTAACTCACCAAGGAATTTGTGATATTGCTGTAAAATTACTGTCTGCTGCAGTAAGAGAACAAATACCAATTAACCAACTCACGGCAGATGTTTTGGAATAACAAAAACAATTATATTTGTAAAACAAAAACAAACAACAAATTAACATTTTAAAAAAATGGCTTTAGATTCAAAAAATAACATTAAGAGTGTATTTATTTTTCCAGTACAGGCAACTGTACCTACAGCTGGAACAAAAGTAACTCCTGGTTCATTAGCACCAAACTCAGTAGTAATTGCTAATATGTCAAATCAAGTGCTTAATACAGCAGCTTCAGGAAATTGGGATCCAACTCTTTTTGATAAAATTAAAATTATCAAAGATCGTGGTGCTAATTTACCATTACAGCAAGTAGTTCTTACACGCAATCAAATTAAAACTGCATCTTCTGTTGCAGGAAGACTAGCTAGAGAGCAAGTAGACTATGTTGGATATAATGGTAGCAATGCTAACACAATTCAAGCAACTGATAATAATTTTTACACTGTAAAACTTGAACATGTACCTAATCAATTTGCTTATGGTAAGCGTCCTGCTAACTACAAGTATGGTACTTATCAATCAGGTATTGGTGCTACAAAGCAAGAAATTGCTAATGGTCTTACAGCTTCATTAGTACAAAACTTTGTACCAAACAGAACTATTGATTGGAGAGTATTTTCAGAAGTAATGACAAATGCAACTAGATCTGCTGCAGGAACAGGTTCAGGTACTTTAACATTTACTAAATATTCTAGAACAGTAACTCCAACTCTTGCTGCTGCAACAGTTAATTGTACTGCAGGAACTTATATTTCAGTTGCTGTAGGTACTACAACTCCTGTTTACAAAGTAGCAGCTAGAAATTCTACTACTGGTGTTTTAACTTTAGAAGTTGCTTACAATGGTGAAACAGTTAGTGGAACTGCTGCTGGTACTTCTCTTACTGCAATTTCAGTAGCAGATGCTGGTACAGCAACTTTGTGGGGTATCAAAATCACAGGTATCAAACAAAAATATGATGTTAACCGTTGGAGACAATATGATAAAGTTAGATTTAATACATTCCTCGAAGGATTTCCTCCTGTTGCTAATCCAACTGCTGTAAGCACAACTGCTGCATTTGATGGTATTGCTGTTTACGAGCAAGTTGCTAATGATGAGTATATCTCTTGGGGTGATGAAGGGCAGATCTTTGTTGATCAAACTCCACCATTGTTCCGTGAGCAAGATGCTGTTGTTGGACAACAATATCAACCTGCTGTAATTGGATGGGTAGATCAACTTCCATCATTAATTGGTGCAGGTGAAAACAAAGGGCAAGCTATTGTTTACTTTGCTGGTGGTACTGGCGCTGCAACTTACGTTCCTACTGTAGGTGAGTTACAAGCAGCTTTTATTACTACTTTTAACCTATGGTCAAATGTAGATTTACCTGCTACTTTCGTATTCTAATAACAATTAATCTCTAGATAAGGATAGTGAAGGACCTAGTTTTACAATTAGGTTTTTCACTATTTTTGTTTAGAATAAAACCTATAATATACTATGTCATTTATATCAACAATATCTGCATGTCTTAATGGGTGTACAGGTATAACAATTAACGATACTACTGGGTTTTACAATAGTCTTACTAATCCTTATGCTTGGAATGATAATACTACTCTGTGGAAAACTGCATTAGGTGGAAATCCACATGTTACTGCAGCTACTATTAGTATATCATTAAATGGCGGTGTACCAATTACAGTTAGTGTACTAGATAAAGTACAAGCATCTGTATTTCCAGATTTTGAATTATATCAGTATACTCCTGTAGATAGTACAGGAAGTACTTTTACTTTAGCTGATGGTTACTACGATATTGTATATACTCTTACAGATGAAGCAGGGCTAACCTACACTACAGATACTACTTTTGTAGTATATTGCAATGTAGCTTGTTGTGTATCTAAACTAGCAGCTAGAGTTGCAGATGAGTTATGTAATAACTGTGACTCAGAAGCATATAATGATTTTCTAATTGCTGATGGTATGTTACAAGCATTAAAGGCTACTGCAGAATCATTAGGCACTCAAGAATTTACTAAACTATTAAACAAACTTCAAAAACTTTGTAATCAAACTTCAGCTAATGGTGGTTGTGGTTGTGGTTGCAGCTAACATTATGGAAAAATTTACACTAGGTAACAGAGGAACAGATCCTTTAATTAGAACTGATAATGATGCAAATGTTGCTAGATTTGGGCACCTTAATAAAATGGTTCAAGACTATCAAACATTTACTACTATAATTACAGCAGAACAAGCTGCTACATTAGCAAGTGCACCTGTGGAACTAAATGTACCTGAAGGTATGTACTTAGTTGTAAATGGTTATGTTTATTATTCAGCTAATGCTACTGAAACATTAGATTTAGGTAGTAACCAATTTGTTATCATTAATGAAACAATGTACATTTCTAAAAATGAAAACTCTAACTTAGAACCAGGAGAATTAATGTATCTATTTACTGCTGGTAATTTTGGTACTATTGTTTCAAGTGGTAAACTTACATTTTCTACAGATAGTGATGCTGGAACAACACCAGATGGTCCTGTAGAAATAACAGTCTATTTAACAAAATTAAATTTATCAATTATATAATATGTGTTCATGTTCAGGCAGTTGTAACTGCAATTCAGCAACAATACCTAGAGGACCACAAGGTGTCCCAGGTCCTCAAGGAATCCAAGGAGTCCCAGGAGTAAATGGTACTACTCCTACTATAACAGTAGGTACAGTAGATACAGTACCTTTTGGTGATCCAGCTACAGTAACAAATACAGGAGTTGCTCCAAATGCTATTTTTAACTTTGAAATTCCAGAAGGTGAACAAGGTGATGAAGGACCTGCAGGACCAGTATCATTAGAAAGAATTTTAAATGACCAATCTGCAGTTGGGGCTGGTACAAGTACATCAGTTGACATAAACTTTACACAGTTAACTGCAAATGGTCAATCAATTACACTAGATTTTCAAAGTTCTCCTGCAGATTTTGCAGACACAATGAACTCAGCTTTTATACAACTTATTACTAGTACAGGACCAGAATTAGTATTTAGTGTTTCAAAAGATATATCTACTCAAGGATTAAGAGAAGCAAAAATTAAATATGATGTTGATCCAACTACAGGTCCTCCTTCAGGATACCCAAGTATAGAACAACCTAATGTTGTAAAAGGATCTTTGAAAATAGAAAGAGTTACTTCTACATTTTTAAAAGTATATGGAACTATTTATGCATATTGTGTTCAAAGTGATACTTTTGGAGATTGTTTTTATGTTCAAAAATCTTGGATTATAAATAGCAGCTATTCAGTAACTGATTCTTCTGACTTTCAAATAAGTTTTGGTACTAATGCTGATTTTGAACCTGCAATACAAATTACTCAAATATTAAAATATTACACACCTTACATTTAAAAACTATAAACTATGGGATGCTATAACTCAGAATTACCAATTGGTCCTCCAGGACCAACTGGACCACAAGGACCAGCAGGTGAATTACCTTATAAAATATATACTGCTTTGTTAACTCAAGTTGATGATGCTGCACCTACTGCAATTGTTTTGGAAAATACAATTGAAGAAACTCCTACATTTTCAAGAACAGCAGAAGGTAGTTATTCTTTGATAGTTACAGGAGGCATTTTTGTGCAGAATAAAATAGCTGTATTTTATCCACCTAATCCAGTTTTTAATTTAGATAATGGCACAAGTGCGGTTGAAATAAGTTATTCAAATACTAATAATTTATTAATTAATACTTATGATAAAGAGTTTTTAACGACTCAAGATAATAGATTAAATGGTTGCCCAATAGAAATAAGAATATATCCATGATACTAACACCATTAAAAATACAAGTAGCTATAATTAAAGCATTCTACAGTTTAGCTTTAAAATCCGTTAAATACTATGGTGGATTAGTTGTAGGTATAAACAATACTTGTCTTTTCAAAGAAATAAGATTACTTAGAGCTTATATAGATATACTTAGAAACTTCACAATAGTAGGTAGCACTATTACCTGCCATTGTTGTGTAGAAGGTGACTATACTGTATTATTAAATGACCTTTCAGAAGTAACTGAGACTAAGATTCAATTTGGTTGTGATAATAGTGGAAGCATGTATTACAATAATACAAGTTACCCTTTTATTTATTTTTATGATCATGATAATCAAATGATAGAAATTAAATTTACTACTATACTAGATTCAATTACAGATGAACCTATTGTTTTAAACCTAAATAATATAACCTTTACAGAAAACTGTAGTTTTAATACTGATACAATATCACCTGTTGAAGTGGCTATTATTGAAGAAATAGAAGAACCAGCTGTCACAGTAAATAATGTTTATGGTAATTGGGAAGGTAATATAACTATTTATGATGGTGTAACAGTAATTGAATCTTTAAATATTCCTGCAAATATTATGAATGATACAGATGCTATTATTGAACTTTGGAATACTACATATCCTAATTGGACATTGTATTATGACGGAACTAATTATGTAGTAGTTTCAGCTATTGATAATACGGATTATACTTCTTATAGTGTGGAATTTAGTCAATATGAAGGTGGTAATGATCCTAGTCCAACAGGTATTCTTAGTTTTAGAACACTTTTGTTAGAGTTAAATGGAGTAGATACACAAGGTAAAATATACATTACAAATAATGATGGTGTACTTTACGAAGACACTAGTTTTGTTAATTACTTAAATATTGAGCAAATAGTTGATGTATTAAATGCTAATTGTCAACCTTTTATTTTTGAGTATATAAATTCTGGAACCACTCCAAATTTTTATAGAATTCAAATAAGCCCACCTGAAAATTCATTTGCTTTTTATAATACTCAAATATTTGAAATACAATATAATTATGAGCTTGATGAAGTTTATACAAACTGGGTTAAACAAAGTGCTTTTTTTCAAACTGGTGTAGATCCTACATTAGTTCCTTATTCAGGTACTTTTGAAGAAGGTAATATTGGACCATTTGTTAACGATAACCCTTGTGAAGAAACTACAGCTAGTCAAGAGTGTTTATCTAATAACGACGTAAGTAAAATTATAGCACATATTGATAAATTAGTAAGATAATAAATGGCATTTTTCAATAACAAAAGAAAGGATTTCAGTATCCAACCTCCTAGACAGCAGGTTGATGGAACTCCTTTTTTTGTTACTGATAGTGCTAATATAGATTTTACATTAGAGAATTTAAATCTAACTGCCAATCTAACTCCAACAGGAGTAACAAGTGGTACTTATGGTAGTCCTACTCTTATACCTATTTTACAAGTAGATCAGTGGGGTAGAATAACAGGAATTACTACAACACCATTCTCAGCAACAGGTATAGCATTAGAAACTAACAGTAATCCTAATGACAGCCAAACTATATTAAACTTAATAGATAGTGCAACTATTCAAGTAGTAGATTTAGGTGGAGGTGATATTGAATTTAATTATATAGGTAGTGGAGGTTCAGGAACAGTAACTTCTGTATCAGCAGGAACTGGAATGAGTTTTACTACTATTACAGTTAGTGGAGCTATTAACATTGATACAACTAAAGTACCTTATATACCTGCTGGATTTAGTACAGGATTACTTAAATGGGATGGATCTGCTTGGGTATTTGATAATAATACATATTTAACAACTGCTGTTACATCTGTAGGTACAGGAACTGGGTTAACTGGTGGTACTATAACTGGTACAGGTTCAATATCTTTAAATACAAAACTTGCTCCTGCTGATAATCTTACAGGTAATGCATTAAAATACCTTAGAGTAAATGCTGGAGAAACTGCTGTAGAATATGCAACAGTAACAGGATCATCTCCACTTACAACAAAGGGCGATCTATACACATTCGACACTGCTGATACAAGGCTTCCTGTAGGAAGTGATACATATGTTCTTATAGCAGATAGTTCTACACCCACAGGGCTTAAATGGGGGTCTAACACAACACCTCCAGCATTAGGATACTATTTTGCAATATCAGATAGTACAACACAAGATAATCCAACTGCAAACACGCCAAGAGCAGTTAAGTTTAATACTACCGATTTAGCTAATGGATTTTCTTTACAAACACAAACTGCTGTTTTTACAGGAACAATAAACAATGGTGGAGCAGGAGCAGGAACAATATTAAATGTTACATTTGTTACATCTGGAACATTAAAAGTGGGGATGGTATTAACGGGTGGTAGTATAACTCCTGGAACTTTTATATCTGCATTTACAAGTGGTACAGGAGGAATAGGTACTTATGTAGTTTCTATTTCGCAAAATAGAACAAGTGCTCCCTATACAGGAACAATGACATCTCAGATTGTTGTTGCTCATACTGGCATATATAATATTCAGTTTTCATCACAAATGGATAAAACTGATGCAGGTGTTGATTATGTAAATTTTTGGCTAAGAAGAAATGGAGCTGATGTAACTGCAAGTGCTGGTGTCATTTCATTACAGGGTAATTCTCCTGCATACATGATGGCTGCTTGGAATTACTTAATAGAATTAATTGCAGGAGATATAATAGAGTTGTATTGGGGTAGTGCTGATACAGGTATGTCTATACTAGCAGGAACAGCTCAAACAAGTCCATTTGCACACCCTGCTGTGCAATCAACTATACTAACTATAACACAACAAGCAGGTATATTAGCAGGTACAGGAATTACTGCCATAAATTCTCTTACAGCATCTTCACAGACACTAGCAAGTACAGACCTTAATATATCTTCTGCTGTAGCAACGCATAGCTTTTCAATAGCCAACAACGCTGTTACCTATGGTAAGATGCAGGCGGTTTCAGCTGTATCAAGGTTACTTGGTTCTAATTCTACTACCACGCCTGTACAAGAAATAATTCTTGGGACAAACCTATCAATGTCTGGGAATACCTTGAATGCTACAGGTGGTGGTATTACTGAATTAACAACAGATGTTACTACACCAGCAGCTTCATCAGGAGTTACAGTAGCTACATTAAAAGCTAACCTAAAAACAGGTTCATTTGGTGTTACAGTAGATGGTGTAACGGCTGTTGTTCAGCCTGGTCAAACAGGGTTTGTTGTAATACCTTACGCAGGAACTATTACAGGGTGGAGTATTACTGCTAATGTAGTAGGGAGTATTCAATTTGATATTTGGAAAGCTATTGGTGCAATACCTGTTTTAGCAAATAGTATTGTCGCAGCAGCATTTCCAACACTTACAGCAAATAATTTTATTACATCAACTTCTATGGCTGGATGGACTCTTACTTTTAATGCTGGTGATGTATTTGGTTTTTATGTAAACTCTGCATCTACAATAAAAAATGCAACCTTAACAATTAGAACTACTAGATCATGATACAGTATATAGAAATAATAAATTTTGGAGATCGGATAAGGATTGTTACTAAGAACGAAGGAGATAGTGAGTTCAATGAACCTATTATTATTGATGTGGAAATACCTTGTATTTCACTAGAAGAAATCTTAACAGAAATAAAAAACAGATTATAATATGCCTACTTGGACAGGACTAGGAGCAGATGATAACTGGAGTACAGTATTAAATTGGGACACAGGTGTTCCAACTGCAACTACCCCTGCATTATTTACAGGAGCAGGGCTTAGTGGAAATAAGCGATGTACAATTACATCAGGAGCAACTTGTTCTAATTTAGATTTTACTGGCTATACAGCAGGCGTTGCTCCAAACACAGCTGTAATTACTTTTACTAATGCTTTAACTGTTAGAGGTAGTATAACTCTTTCTCCTACAATGGGTGCATTTGCAGGAGCAAATGGTATTATAATAAACAATATTGGAGCAGTAACTCATACTTCAAATGGATTTGCTTTTAATAAGTCACTAACTACAACACAAGGCGGAAGTGGGGGTAATATAGTAACATTTATTGGAAATTGGGTTGTTTCTTCATTTACTTTAACTGCTAATGGTGGGAATCCATTTACCTTTCAAGGAGCTGGGGTTATGACCGTAAATGGTAATTTGTCCTTGGGAAATCCTATGACTGGAAGTACAATGACATTTAAGGTAGCAACAACAGCAACTATATCTACGTCAGGAGCCGGTAATTTTACAGGAACTTTAAACTTAGATGCAGGGGCAAATACTATAACAATAAATAATCTTGTATTTGCAGGTAACTTAAACTATGTTTCACCAACTACTATTGTCCATACGGGACTTTTGACAATAGGAGGAAATTCTAATTTAGATTTACAAGATGTTCAGTTTAATAATTATCAGCAAAATGGTAATGTTACTTGTACATTAATTAGTGAAGCTAATTTTAATAATGTTACTTACGGTGCAAATAATGGAACAGGTACTATTTTGAATGGAGTAGGACGTAGATTAAAATGTCGGGGCAATTTTACACACGCACAAATAGGAGGTAATAGTTTGGGTACTGGTACTATTTCTTTAATAGGATCAGGAAATATAAGTGCCACTACTACACTAGTTGTTACAAATGACTTTGAAATAAATACTGTTGGAACTTATACCTTTACATCTAATTTCTTTTGTAGAGCTTTTAAAAAGTTTGGTTTAAGCACTGTAAATGCTGGACTGTTTACAATTAACTTTACAGCTGGTGGTATAATAGATTCAGGAAATATTATTTGGAATAACGTAACATTAGTAGGAAGTACAGTAGCTTCTTATCAACTTGATTCATTACTAACAGTTTCAAATAATTTGCTTATATCATCAACAACTACACTTATTGGTGCTTACGGATTTACAACTCAAAATTTTACCTGCTCTACACCAGCAGCAATAATTACTTTACAAAACATTATTGCAAATCCTTTAGCAGAATATACTGTTACAGGAGTATTGACATTACTTGGCTCAGTAGGAAGTAGAATAGTTTTACAAGCAGCAGGATCAGCAACCTTTAATGCAACAATTAATCCTGTTAGTCAGTTGAATTATCTGTCAGGAACATCTCCTAGTATTGGAATGACTTTATCACAAGCAACAGGCTTCTCACCATCACAACTAAATCCTGCAAATAGACCTGTTATTACAGGTGGAGTTTCACCAACATTTACAATAACTCCTGCTGCTGGAGGAACTATAACTCCTTTTATTACAATGAGAGCTGGTTATAAAGCAAAGTTTACGTTAGTTAATAGTGTAACAGCAAGTCAAAATTTAGCTTATGTGCAAACCCAAGACATTGATTCTAGTGCTGGTCAAAGTATATTAGTATTTGGATCTAATGGTGATGATGTAAACAATTCTACAATAGCTTTATTCAGAACACTAAACTGGGGACCATTAATTGCTCCATCAGGAAGTGTTTACTATACCTTTGTTAGCTAACTATGAAATATCTAGTTTTTGCTTTAGCTCTTGTATCAATAATACTAACAGCTCAACAACCTGAACCCTTAGTACAGAAAGATATTAAGATACAACCTATTGTTGAAAATCTAGAGATGGGTGAGAAGTATTGGTATGTACAGACTATAAAGATTTACTATAAAGATACTATAGGATTTAAGCATATTTCATTTAGAAGGGGAGATCCATTAACTAGTAGATGCACAGATTCAACATATGTGACATTTATATCTGGAGGAGACTCACTATCTACCTACAGTATTAGAAGATTATCTTGTGAAATAATAGCATATTTTAATCTAAATTCATATGAAGTAAACTGGTTAAAAAACCATTTTATTAATAAAATAATGATTAGAAACATTGTTACAGATAACTCTTATCTAGTATATATCAATGATACAACCTATTTATATGAAGTACTTAATAAGTATAATTCTATTAATCATAAGTAATGCAATACAGTCTCAATGTAATGTAGTTAATGCAGGTAATGATGTAACTCTTAACTGTAATGACTGTCAGACATTAACAGCTAACTACACCCAAACTAGAGTTACAGATTCTTATTTAATAACACCAATACCATACAGCCCATTACCATATACAACTGGTACTATATACAATATAGCTATTGATGATAGATGGTCTACTACTGTAAATCTACCATTTGAGTTCTGTTTTTTCAATCAAACTTATACCCAATATGTTATTAGTACAAATGGTGTTATTAGTTTTAATTTAGCTTATTCAAACCAATTCTCACCTTGGGCATTTACTGCTAGCATTCCAACAGCAGCAGCTAATTTTCCAAGATCAATGATAGGACTTTACCATGATATAGACCCATCATTAGGTGGTGAAGTTAGATATGGTGTTACAGGTGTATATCCATGTAGAAAATTAGTAGTTAGTTTTAATGATATTCCACACTTTAGTTGCTCACAACAGAGGTCTAAATTCCAAATAATCCTATATGAACTAACTAATGTTATTGAAGTTCATGTAGAAAGAAAGCAAACTTGCAATACTTGGAATGGTGGTAGAGCATGTCTTGGTATTCAGAATACAGCAGGTAACACAGCTTACGCACCTATAGGTAGAAATACTGCAAACTATACAATCAATACTCCTGAAGCTTGGAGGTTTACACCTAATGGTGTGGTTAATAGTGTGTTTAGCTGGTTAGATAGTAATGGTAATTTTATAACAGATAACCCTCAGATAGTAGTTTGTGACTCAGGTTCATATATAGCTGAAGTTATATATAACTGTGGATCTAACACTATAGAATATTATGATACTGTTAATGTGGATACTAACACCTATAACCTTCCAATTATACACTCAGACTAGGTATATCACAGGGTTTATTTATTAATTATATTTGTTAAAAGATTTTTTATGAAAAATTTGCTATTCTCAATTATTATTTTATTGACTAGTTTAACAGCTTATTGTCAAGTACCAACACCTAATGCTGCTAATGGTCAGACTGTTTGTCCAAATGAAACCCATTTTTATGGAGATCAAGTTATTGATCCTACCTCAACTTATCAATTTAGCATTGTACCTGCACAACCATTTACTGCTGCTTCTCAGCAGATCCAAGTTACTTGGACTATACCTGGTGTGTATACTATGACAATGATTGAGACTAACGCTGCTGGTTGTCAGTTTACAACTACTGCTCAAATTACAGTACAGAATATTGTACAGGCTACTGTCAATCCTATTGTAGTATGTGAAGGTGGTCTTGTACAGAATATTACAGGACAAAACCTAGGTATTAATCCTGTATTTAGTGGTACAGGAGTTTCAGGAACAACATTTAATCCAGCAGGATTGGCACCAGGAACTTATACTATTACTGTAACATCACAAACTGCTAATGGTTGTCCTGTTACTGGTACTGGTACTGTAACTGTAGAACCACTGCCCACTGGAGTTATATATACTGATTGATGAAATATATCATACTATTATTATTTATAAGTATCAAACTGAGTGCACAGCCTGTATATGAATTATGTGGTGCTGAGATTCAGAAGGAAATAAGAGCTAGCACTTCATCTAATATTAGTTGGAGTGTTATGCCTTTAATACCATACCAAGTAAATAATGATGTTATGACAATTACCTTTAGAGATTTAGGTACTTATGTAATAACAGCTACCTTTAGTAATGATGCATGCTATTCAGATAACAAAATAGTAATAAAAATTATTGAATGTAAGGAAACATTTATATGGATACCAACAGCATTTACACCAAATGGTGATAATGATAATGAAGAGTTTGGAGCTTATGGAATAAACATAGTTGAATTTAAGATGGCTATTTGGAATAGGTGGGGAGAAATGATTTTTATGTCACATGATCTTAATAAAAGGTGGAATGGTTCCTATAATAATAGAGCTTGTGAGGATGATGTATATACATACAAGATATACTATAAAGATATAAACAATAAAAACCATGAGAAGATTGGCAGAGTAACATTAATTAAATAACCTAACCTATGGAACAACCTATTCTTGTAGCCTTAATTGCACTAGGATCTGCTATTTTAACAGTGACTATTCCTAGACTTTTTAGTAAGAAGAAAGATGCTGTAGAGATGTATTCTGAAATACATGCTAAACTTTACAGTGAAATTGAAAGACTAGAGAAAAAGATAAACATTCTAGAGCAAAAGGAAGAACAATCTTATTTGATTGAGGAAAAACTAACTAAAAGAATAGCTGAACTAGAACAAGAGAATTTAAGACAAGCAATTGAAATAGAAAGACTTAAAGTAGAACTTAAACAACATGTTAAACAAAATTAAACAAATGTTCATAGAATCTCTTAAAGGTAGCACTGGTAAGATAGATCATAAAAGACTTACTGTATTTGCTTTTGTAATAATGTTTGCTATTACATTAGGAATTGTACTTTATAAGAAGAATGAAATACCAAATAAAGCATTGGTAGAATATGCTATGATAACAATGACTTCTGTAATATTGGGAGGAATGGGATTAACAAAAATTAAAAACAAAGATGTAAAAAATGAAACTGAGTAGAAATTTTGTACTGTCTGAAATGGTTAAATCACCATCAGCAGTAAGGTGGGGATTTGATGAGCAATTTAATCCTCCACAAGATATTATAAACAACCTAACATTGCTCTGTACTAAAGTACTACAGCCAATTAGAGATTGTCTAAAAGGAAGTATTACAGTAACTTCTGGCTACAGATGTCCTAGATTAAATGCTAAGATAGGTGGAGCATATACAGTAATTAATGGTAAACCTGTACAAACTTCTCAACATTGTTATGGGCAAGCTGCTGATATTAACTTTATTAAGGATAGTAAAGAGTTTAATGGTTCTATTGTAACAGTTATTAAAGAACTATCAAGTGATCCATCTTTTGAGTTTGATCAGTGTATATTAGAATTTGGTACTGATGATAACCCTTCATGGGTGCATATCTCTTACTGTGAAGGTAAGAACAGGAACCAGGTTCTTAGAGCATATAAATCTGGTAAGAAAACACTATACAAAGCTTGGGCACTATGAAAAAGAAATCTTGGTTTACTATTGAAAGAGTTACAATACTTGTATTGCTAGCTTTGCTATTCTTATTACAACAGTGTCATAAGTCTTGTCCTACAGAACCAAGGGAAGTTATTAAAACTGAAGTAATCAGAACATCTGATACTACTACTGTAGTTAAGTTAGATACTGTTACTAAGTATGTTACTTTAGAAATACCTATACCAGTACCTACATATTATGAAGATACTCTGTTAAATGTATACACTAAAGAGTATAGTGATAGTAATCTAGATGCTACCTTTATCAATAAGGTTGATGGTGACCTAGTAGCTTCTGATTTTAAGTATAAACTAAAGGTACCTAAAGAAGTAATTACAACCATTACACACACAGATAGTGTTATTAGGTATGTTAAAACTACCAAGAACATACTTGCAATTAATGGTATATTACTTGGCAGTCAGTACCTAAACACTTTTGAAGCAGGTGTAGGTATATCATATTATCATAAAAAAGGTTATATTTACCAACTAAATTATTTACCATTAACTAAGTCAGTTATGGTAGGTTTTTCTTATCAATTAAATAGAGATCATGATTAGTTTAAACCAGATGATTTACCAAATCTATGAAGATCTTCAGATAACAGCTGATGATACTACATTAGATAAACGTCTAATTAAAGACCTTATTAATCAAGAAAGGGCTAATTGGATCAGAAAAGAGCATAATAAAAACAGGAGTATTGATGATAATATCATTCAAGACTTAGGTTGTGTTGAGCTTGACTTAGTTAATAGGCAATCTGATAGATGCTGTGAGGTATTTGTAGATTGTAAAATACTAAAAAGCAAGCAACCAATACCTAATGCCATTGAATTAAATCATGAAAAAACTATTACGAGAATTAGCTCCGTGGATTTTATGTCTATTCCTATTTATTTTATGGATTATGACCATGCTGTTTATTATGGTAATGGTAGATACAATACCAAAGCTCTAGGAGCATTCCTTAAAAACAACTATTTATATATAGTATACAACAAAGGTAACTTTAATAAGCTATTACAGTATGTAAATCTACAAGGAGTGTTTGAGGATCCTACTCAAGCAGGTTTATTTATTAACTGTGAAACTCAAAAACCATGCTTTGATTGGAATTCACGCTATCCAATTAACTTTTGGATGTGGCAAACACTTGTTAAACCAGCTGTTCTTAATGAATTGAGAACTAAGAGAACCCTTTATATAGATCAAAATAACAACTCTAAGGATGATAATATCCCTAGTGTAGCAGCAAACTTTACCCAAGCGGGTACAGATCCTGGTCAAAATAGACAACAACAAGACTAATGATAAGCAGAAAGAACTCTAAAAATAAGTTTAATGTAGACCTAGGCTATGATGATATATATGATCACTATAAGCAGTTCTCTCCTATTCCATTAGATAAGAAAACACACAATAAAGTATTCACTGATATATTTGATAAGATGATGAATCTTATTATCAAGGAAGGTTACAGTCTTAAGTTCCCACATAAGTTTGGAGATCTTGAAATACAGAAGAAAAAACAGAAAATAGTATATAATGAAGATGGTGGTGTAAACAGAATATGTTATAAAGTAGACTGGCTTGCCACTAAAGAGCATTGGAAACAAGTATATGGTGACTTACCTGCTGAACAATTAAAACAAATTAAAGGTAAAACTAGAGTTTACTGTAAGAACAAATATAGAATGTCCTTTAAATACATTAAGGATAATGCTAAATATAAGGCTAAGTCTGTTATAATGTTTATCCCTAACAGAAAATGGTGTAGGGAATTAGCAACACACTTAAAAACAAATCCTTACCAAACAGATTATAAAGAACAATAATTATGGATAATAATAAAAAACGCTGGGAAAAATCAGAAACAGCTGATGGTATAACCAAAAGAGTTTGTGTAGAACAAGTTGAAAATGGTTTTGTAATTACTATGGAGAAATATGGTTCATCTGGTGAAGATGAAAAATACACCAGTGAGTGTAAGAAATATATCTCTAAGAAAAACCCTCTTGAAGGAACATCCCCTAAAACAGAAGAGGAGTCTTATGAAGATAAGATTCTTGATGGACTAGAAAACTTATCATTCTAATAACAAATAACTATGGCAATCTCTGGAAAACATGTTAGTCTTAAAACCATTGTAGAGAGAGTCTACATGGATTTTGGCTTTAATTATAGCCTATCATTTACTGAAGCAGCTGAATGGGCAGGTAGTATTATGGCTTTATTAAAAGTTCCTTTGACTTTACAGAATAAAGTAGAGGAGATTGAAATCCATGAATCAAGAGGTACATTACCTTGTGATCTAGAATCTATCATACAAACAGCTAGAATGGTAGAAGCTGGTAATGAAGGTTGTTCTACAGGTGTTATTTCTACATTAGATAGAGGTACTGAGTTTGTAGAAATCTCTGCAATTGACATTGTAAACAGAAGATTTAAGTTATGTGGTTGTAATGCATTTACAACTTGTGATGAGTGTACTACTGTTGAAGGTCCAGATATTCCAAATAATATACCATGTGTACCTCGTAATCCTATTATTAGAAGATATGGTGGTAGTATTGAAAGACCTAGATACAGACTAGAGCCTATGAGATGGGCTACTGATACCTTTCATACAAAACAACACTCTACTGATTATGACTTTTACTGTAAATCAGGAAGTACATATACAGTAAACAGTAACTACATATTTACTAATTTTGATAAGGGTAAGGTGATGATGTCTTACTTAGCTATCCCTACTGATGAAGAAGGTTATCCTTTAATACCTGCTGATGAGTGGTGGAGACAAGCTGTACAGTATGAGATTGCTTACAAGATTGCTTTTAAGATGTTTGTTCAAGGTACTATTACAGATAAGGTTTACCAAACTATTGAGAAAGAAAGAGATTGGAAAGTAGCACAAGCAGTTAATAAAACTAAAACTCCTGGTATTGATGAGATGGAATCATTTAAGAATCAGTGGCTTAGACTTATCCCTAAATACAACAACCACAGTAGTATGTTTAGAAATATGCAGCTACCTGAAAAAATGTTTAATCATCCATACAGATACTTTTAAAATATGCCTGCAAGTAAGAATACATGGAACAATGGGTTAAATTCAGATTTATCCAAGTTAAAAAGTCAACCAGATAGTTACCTTAATGCTAATAACATTAGGGTAATTACTGATGAGGGTAACTCTACATTTGCTATTGAGAATGTAAAAGGTAACAAGTTTAGTTTTAGGCTACCTGTTGTTGAAGCTACTTATAAGATTGATTTTTCAGAGGAGTCTGGTAATGTTGATATTACAATAAGCAGAGGAACAGTTAGTATAACTTTTACATTAAGTAATGTTGAAAATAAGAATAATGATTTTTTAACTCAAGAGATTAATACTCAGATACAAGCATCTGGTTTACCAGATAAACAATATGTAATTGCATACTATAATAATAACTTTATTGTTATATATGACTTTTTACCACAATCTAGTAACAGTCAAGGTATAGTTGTAAGTACATCACCTGACTGTTCAGAGTTAAGAACTTCTAGAATAGCATCACATACTATATTAGGATGGGGTTATTACAATGATAACTTGGTAATGATAAGTTGTTTTAGAAATAGTAACCTAGAAGATCCTCAAGATACTGAAGGTTTTATATGGGATTGTAAGTATGATAATGCTACTAATGAAATTGTAAGTTCTCAAATAGAAACTCAAAACTATCTATTACCATTAACTACTTTAAAGTATGCAGGTAAATTAAACCTGTCAAGACAGTATGCTATTAATGAGCACTTAAAATGTAGATATGAATCTACAGAAATAATGAGATTAATATGGACAGATTGGAATCAAAACTTAAGGCTTTGCAATCTATTTGATCCTCAAATATGGGCTACACCAGAAGAGTTATTCTCATATATACCTATTCACTTACCACAGAAACCTATTGTAAGTCAACTAATTACAGGAGGTAGATTACCTGTAGGTAAGTATCAATATTTTTATGAGCTATTTTCTAACCAAGGAGCATCATCTAGTTATTCCCCAGTTAGTAATTTAATTGCATTATTCCCTGGTTCATTATCAGATTACACTACACCAGGAGCTAACCCTGGAATTAACTCTGAAAAGTCTGTTGAAATCTTTTTACAAAACCTAGATACTAATTATGATAGTATTAGAATAGGATATGTTGTATATCAAATTCCAGATTTCCCAGAAGCTTTCTTTTTTGATGAAAGACCTGTACCACCTATTGGTGAAATAACACTAGTACACAATGGTAATGAGAATGATATTCCTGTAGATTCTGGAGAGATTGCTAATCTTAATAGACCACCAGAAGTATTTAAGACTATTGATGTAGTTAGAAATAGATTATTTGCAGCTAATGCTGTAACTAAATTCTTTGATTTAGAGTTTGATGCTAGAGC